TAACGGTGAAATAACACCGGATCAAAGAAGAAGAATTGCAACCAGTGCCAGTATTACTGCCAGTGCGCGATCTACAGCCAATGCTGTTCAACAGTTTCTACCGCAAATCACAGCAGCAGGTGCTGGCGGAATTACCACAACAACTACGCCTGCTAATGTAACTCCTGTAAATACAGTAGCACCACAAACTCAAGTTAAAGAACCATAATGGCAGAAGACATACAACGAAGTCGCGGAAGAGGGCAAGGCTACAAGTTTGATCGTGGCGGAACCAACACGGAGTTTGGACCATTTATTGGCGAAGTTAAAAACAACGTAGACGCTGCCAGAATGGGACGACTACAAGTTTATATTGAACAGTACAGTGGCCCAAATCCCGACGACCAGAGTCTTTGGAGAACTGTTAGCTATATACCACCATTTTACGGTGCGGTACAGCAGTCCGGTACAGACACAGGTACAGGTACCTTTGTAGGTAACATGCAAAGCTATGGCATGTGGTTCACTCCTCCGGATATTGGTACTCAAGTTATTTGTTTCTTTGTTCAAGGCGATCCAAATCAAGGATACTATATAGGTTGTGTTCCAGATCCTGGCAATAATCACATGATACCAGCTATTGGAGCCAGCAAGAATTTTGAACTACAAAATGACGAACAGAAAAGTTATTTTGCTGATTCTAAGCAATTACCAGTGACTGAGATCAACAGCGAAAATGAAAAGATAAGTGAAGACCCCAGATTCTTTGATAAACAAAAGCCGGTGCATAGTGTAGTCTCTGCGGTAATGTTGCAGCAAGGATTAATTAATGATCCTCTTCGCGGCCCTATTACAAGTAATAGTCAACGAGAAAGTCCTAGTAGGGTGTACGGAGTTAGTACTCCAGGACGCCCAATTTATCAAGGCGGCGCAGGTAAAGACGATGTCACTCCAGAATTAAATTCTCTTAAACCAGAAGATGTCAAAGTAGTTGGCCGCAGAGGCGGCCATAGTATAGTAATGGATGACGGAGATATTACAGGAGTCGATAATTTAGTTCGGATTCGAACCAGTAAAGGTCACCAGATTACAATGAGTGACGATGGCGAATTTTTTTATATAATACATGCCAACGGACAAACTTGGGTTGAATTAGGGTCAGAAGGTACTATTGATATGTTTAGTACCAATAGCGTTAATGTAAGATCTCGAGGTGACATTAATTTACATGCTGATAAAAATATCAACATGTACGCAGCAGAAAGTATTAATATTAAAAGTAAAGCAGTCCGAATAGCCAGCAGCGAATCTATTGATCTGTCGGCTACTACTAATTTAACTATGTACGGAAAAGGCGATGTTGGAATCAAAAGTGATGCTGCCTTAATTTTAAAAAATGCCAGCGCAGGCGGCTGGGATGGTGGCCAGAGTTTAAGTTTTAAAGGTGGTACCATTGATCTCAATGGCGGAACTGGCCCAGGTTCAGTTACTACTCCTACAGAACTAGCTGATGTAGAGCTCGCCGACACAAAATTTACCGAAGGTAAAGGGTGGGAAGTTGAAGAAAAGGCACTTAAAACTATTGTGTCAAGAGCTCCTACCCACGAACCGTATCCGTACCATAATAAAGGTGTTATTGCAAAGGTTGATTTAGCAACTACTGGTGCTAGCAGTAGTAGCACCAGTAGTGCCAGTGGAGTTACTGCTGTCACAGGTACCACACTACCTGCCGCAGTAACTACTCCGTCGGCTTCCGCTACTGCACAATTAAACAACTTACCGGTTACTCAACCAATCAATGCAGCACAAATCTTAAAGCAATCACCGGCAACCTCATCAATTGGGTCGTTGGGTATTCCGCAAGTAACAGGGCTTATGTCATCTGCTGCGGCAGGTGTTGGTCAATCGTTTAATCAAATTAGTAACACCTTGGGTGTTGGGAAATTTGGGTTTAATCCTACTCAGCTAGAAACATTAGGCTATTTGAAGCCCGGAACGGTGGCAAGATTTGGGATGAACGGGTTTAATGCCGGAAACATCGGTCCTTTGTTAGCTAGTTCTACAATTTGGACTGGCAAAAATAATATTCCTAATCTCACCAATCTTTTGAGAAGCCCTAATTTACAAAATCTAATGCAACAAGATTTATTGTCTATTGGATTTAAAACCTTACAACAAAAAGGAATAATTAAAGGAGGTGAGACTACTCAACAGCTTGGCGCTTTGCTGCAAACTACAGCAAGATTTGGCCCAGAAGCAGCGGTACAATGGGTGGCTGGCAAAGCCACTGGAGTAGTTCTAGGAAAAATAAATGCATTGGCTAAAAATGCACAACAGGCTATCAGTAAAGCAACTGGCGGACTTTTAAGCATTGCTAACTTTCAAATTGCTGCTGCAGGTGTAATTAACCAGGTGCAACGCACTACAGTTAATACCGCAGTTAAAGGAGTAATTGGTAATCCTAAAATACCAACCCCGGACTATGGAAATCCTATAAACATTGATGTGAGACAAGAGCAGCAAGATGCAAGAGTAGCAGCATATACACAGGCAATCAACGAAGGTAAAACAGAAGAACAAGCACAAAATATCAGTGCAACAGTAGGCAATAATGTTGGCGCAGCGGCACTGGCACGTGCCGGCCAGTCCACAGGACTTACTCCAGATACCACAGGTACTACAGGTAATGCACCAGTACCAGCTGCTCGTGGACTGGGAGAATTTAACCGAGAGTTTGGTACACAGACTGCACAGGCACCTGGACAATCAACATTCTTGGGCAGGGAGTCTGGGTTGCCAACATCTAATACAGGAGTAAATGCAGATGCAGCATTGGCACAATCCAGATCAGTAGCAAATATAGATTACAACAGTTCGCAATTTCAATCACAGGCTCAGCTCGATGCTGAAGTGGCACGAGAAGCAAAGATTGCTGCTCAGAGAGAAGCATTTTTTGCTTCTAACCCCTCTGCCAGATCGGGATAAGTATTAGTATGACTACATTTATTGGATTCAATACTATTAATCAGTATAAAAAGTTTACGCTAACTGATTTTGATCTAATCAAGCGAGATCTTTCTAATGCCTTGAATATACAACAGGGCGAGCTACCGGGTCGCCCTAGTTATGGGACCACTATATGGGGATTCTTGTTTGAAAATCAATCTCCTACTACGGAAGCAAATTTGCTAGCCGAAATACAACGGGTAGCAGGCGGCGATCCTAGATTGTATATAACAGGGGCACAGGTTTATCCTCAAGATAACGGTATGCTGGTACAGGTATCTATTCAGGCAGTTAATAGTTCTGAAACAGAACTACTGTCTATATTTTTTAACCAAGAATCACGCCGCGCTACTTTTATCTAAAAGTACGCCGTTTTTTACGGTAATAAATACTCTATAGACGAGACATTATGCCTAAGACTGCACGACAATCTGCAATATTCGGAATTGAGGACTGGAAAAGATTATACCAGACCTATCGCGAAGCTGACTTTCAAAGTTATGATTTTGAAACCCTACGAAAGAGTTTTGTAGATTATCTTCGCCTTTACTACCCGGAAACATTTAACGATTATATTGAATCAAGCGAATTTATTGCTCTGCTTGATGTTATGGCGTTTATGGGGCAGGCCTTGGCCTTTCGCAATGATTTAAACGCTAGAGAAAATTTCTTAGATACAGCAGAGCGTCGCGATTCAGTAGTGCGCCTGGCTAATCTCGTTAGCTACACTCCCAAGCGTAATCAAGCCGCACAAGGATATATTAAAGTAAATTCCATTCAAACAACAGAAAGCATCACAGATTTTAATGGAATTAATCTATCTAATGTTACTATAAATTGGAATGACCCTACGAATCCAAACTGGTTAGAACAGTTTACCTACATTGTTAATGCAGCGTTAATTGACAGTCAAAAATTTGGCCGACCAGGCAACAATCAGATACTTCAAGGCATTCGAACTGACGAGTATACAATCAATTTAGTACCTGGATACCTACCTGTTATCCCTTATTCATCTGTAGTTGATGGTGTTAATATGCCTTTTGAAGTAGTAAGTGGAACAAGCAAAGGCAAAGATTATATATACGAAGTAGCACCAAGACCCAGCGGCGCTTTTAATATTCTTTATCGCAACGATCAATTGGGATTTGGTTCCGGTAACACTGGATATTTCTTTTTGTTCAAGCAAGGTGTTCTTCAAAATCAAGACTTTAACCTAGCAGAAGCTATTCCTAATAGAACAGTTAACATCAACATTGATGGCATTAATAATCAAGATTATTGGCTGTACGAACTGACTAATGTAGGTACGATTGCTAGCGAATGGACTTATGCAGAAAGCATTTATGCAGCAGCAGTTGAACAGCTGGCACCAGATCAGCGTAAGATCTATTCTATCACCAGTCGAGCTAACGATCAAATTACACTAACTTTTGGTGATGGCGTATTTGCAGAAACCCCTGTGGGATTTTTCCGAAACTATGTTCGTGCCAGCAACGGATTGTTATATATTATCAATCCTGAGGAAATGCAATCAGTCCAGATACCTATTAGCTATATCAGCAGATACGGTCGCCTTGAGACAGTAACATTTACTTGTGGCATTACAAATCCTGTTAGCAATGCACAACCTCGTGAGACAATCGAGGAAATTAAACAGCGGGCGCCGGCGCGGTACTACACACAGAATCGCATGGTCAACGGCGAAGATTATAACAATTTTCCCTTTACAAAATATAATAATATTCTAAAGAGCAAATCTATTGTAAGATCTAGTGTAGGTGCAACTCGTTATTTGGATCTTACCGATATTACAGGAAAATATTCGTCAACTAATATTTTTGGTTCTGATGGAGTTTTGTATAGAGAAAATATTCTTCCAACATTTGATTTTGATTGGATTAATCGTAATGATATTGTAAATGCTTTTGTTAATTCAGTTGAGCCGGTATTAAGCTCTCGGGCAATACTACAATTCTATTATGCTAATTTTCCTAGACCTAATCTGTTAGTAATAAACTTAGCATGGAACCAAAGTACCACAGTGGTAAATGAAACCTCTGGGTATTTTTATAACACATTTAGCAAAGCACCCCAATCAATTGGGTCGTACGCCAGTAATAATGCTCGTTATATCACACAAGGATCTTTAATTAAATTTATTCCACCTGCTGGATATTTTTTCGATGCTAATAATAAATTAGTTGCCGGAACCCCGGTTCGTGCAGATGAAAAACTAGTAATTTGGGCCACTGTAAGTGCAGTAGTTCTTGACGGTACCAATTCTGGTCTTGGTAATTTAACTAACGGCACTGGTCCGGTTGCTTTAAATACTTTTGTTCCCACTGGTGCAATTGCCCAACAGGTAATTCCTAAATTTGATACTGATTTGCCTCCGGCTCTTGAACAGTCTATGTTGCAACAAGTTGAGCTGGTAAGAAATTTTGGTCTTGGTTACGATAATCTTACTAGCACCTGGTACTTAATTACCAGCACTAACTTGGCACAAGATGCAGCATTTAGTCTAGCTAATGCACAAAATACACAAGGCCTAGGGCTTGATGCGTCTTGGTTGATACAGTTTCATGCCAGCGGCACAATATCTGGTACCTATACTGTAACTTCGCGAGGACTAGACTATATTTTTGCCAGTGTAATTCAGACAAGATTTTTCTTTAACGGCAATGAAAAAGTATACGACAGCCGAACTGGCAAAGTTATCAGCGACTTTGTAAATGTTTTGAAAACTAATTCTCGTCCAGATTCAAATACTCCACAGGCTGGAGATATCCCAGTTGAAATTATTGCACAACCTGTTCAAAGCGATGGATATGTAAATGACTATCAAGTAGTTGTTAGTTACACAGATAGCGATTCAGACGGTGTTGCAGATAACCCAGACTTTTTTGATGAAATTGTAGCGCCTTCTGTTAACGCTAATACAAAGCATGTTTTCCTACAACTAACTGTAAACTTTGATAATACTGAAAATTATCTGCCAGTAGATGCCGGAGTAATAAATTTGTCGTACCCTACTAAAGATGCGATTGAATTAGTTAAAAGCGAGTTTATTGACGGACAAGTTTTTTATGCTTATCAGGATAATACATTCTATCAGCTAACAATAGCACTAGTTAACGGTGTTATACAGAGAAATTTATTGCAGAGATTTGACTTTATTTCGCGTGTCGGTCGACAAAGCCTATACTTCCAGTACCGACACAACAGCGCAGATACTAATATCATTGATCCTGGTGTTACTAACATCATTGATACATATGTGGTCAATCAGGAATATTATACAGCTTATCAAAATTATATTAAGGATACCACCGGAACTGTTCCAGAACCTCAGCCACCTACTATCGGTGAACTTAGCACAGCATATTCACAATTAAATGATTATAAAATGATATCGGATAATATGGTGATTAATAGTGTAGTATTCAAACCATTATTTGGTGCCAAAGCTGCGCCTGAGCTTCGTGCTACAATTAAGGTGGTACAGGCTCCGAATACAGTCGCATCAACAAGCGAGATCAAAAGCCAGGTTATACAATATGTTAATAATTATTTTACTATTGATAAATGGGACTTTGGCGATAGCTTTTTCTTCTCAGAGCTATCTGCATATTTGCATCAAAATTTAGGTAGTATAATTAGCTCAGTAGTCCTGGTTCCACTTAATCCTCTAAGAACTTTTGGAGACTTATATGAAATCAGATCTGCTGCCAACGAAATTTTTGTTAGTGCTGCCACAGTAGCAGATGTTCAAGTCATTACTGCTCTTACACAAAGCAACATTCGCAGCCAAACTCCTGTAGCAGGATTGTATCCTGTAAACAGTACAAACAGTAGTCTTAGTCAAACAGGTGAGTATTAATGGCCACAAGTCGCACAGTAGATCTATTACCAGAAATATTTCGTACAGATACGAATAAAAAGTTTTTCAGCGCAACTTTAGATCAATTAACACAAGAGCCAAATTTTAAAAGAGCGCAAGGATATGCAGGCCGTCGTGTTGGGCCCGGAGTTAATTCGGCAGATCATTATCTTGTAGAGCCATCTGCAACTCGCAGTGATTACCAACTTGAACCCGGTGTAGTATTTTTAAAGCCAGACACTACAACCGCAGTTGATGCAATAACATATCCTGGCATGATTGATGCACTAAATCTTCGCGGCGCCGATACCACTAAAGAAGATTTTCTTTTTGAAAGTGAGTACTATGCATGGGATCCGTTTTGCGACTTAGATAAGTTTACAAACTATAGTCAGTACTATTGGCTATCTGGCGGTCCAGATTCTGTTAATGTTGCAGGAACATCAATCCCATTGACCGATTCGTGGGATATTACTCGTACTACTGATGCTTATCAATTCAGTCAAGAAATAGGAAACAATCCAGTTATTACTTTAGTTCGCGGCGGCAATTACGAATTCAATGTAAATCAAACTGGATTTAACTTCTGGATTCAAGCATCTCCTGGTGTAAATGGCCGTATGCCAGCTACACCTAATATTAGTAGTAGAGATGTGTTTGGTGTTACTAATAACGGCGAAGATCAAGGAACTGTAACATTTAATGTTCCGCTATCTACTGCTCAAGACTTTTATTATACATTGACCAGCATTGGCTCGGTAGATTTAATCACAGGATTAAAATTTAATCAACTCAATAATATTTACGTTAGTGAATTTTTATCCCAGTATCCAACTGGCATTGATGGAATTACTAATCTGAACGGCCGTACAATAGTTTTTACCAACACAATTGCTGATGCACAAGACGGCGGCTGGCAAGTTACTACTCAGTTTGATCCTTTACTTGGAATCCCAGACAACACTGGCCTTCTAGGCAGTTTTGATACAACCACATTCGATCAAACTACTAACATCGATAGTCAGAGTCAACGATATAGTGTTTGGCAAATTCAATATATCAATGACGAAGATGGCAATCCTTATATGAGATTGTCAAGTATTCAGCAAATTCCTAATCTTAATAAATTTACTATTAAATTTGGTACTGTATATGCCAGTACAAATTGGTACAAAGATGCTTCTGGGTATTTCGAACAAATTCCGTTGCTAACCGCAGTTCTAGATACATTATGGTATCAAGATAGTGTTAATCCTGCAATATACGGACAGATCAAATTAATAAATCCAGGGCAAGAATTAGTTATTGATATCGACGAAATAATTGGTGCTAAAAATTATACAAGCCCAAACGGAGTTATATTCACCAACGGGTTAAAAGTACAATTTCGGGGGCCGGTTGACCCAGCTAGATATCAGAACTTAGAGTATTATGTCGAAGGTGTAGGAACAGGCCCAGGCATCGAATCTCGTGTTGGATTTATCGACGGCGAAGCTTACTTTGGATCATTCCATGTCTATCAAAGTCAGAAGATGACTGGCTGGGTTCATTCTACCACAATATTTCAGCAATACATATATGACACAGTAGAAGAAAGTATTTTAAACACTGGAGCAGGCGCTCCGGAAGGCGCTCCACTGCCAAGTACTGCACTTTCTGCAGACAGAATGGGCAACGGTATAAAATTATTGCCAGTTAGTAATTTTGTTACTCCAGAAACATATACAAAAAGTTCTACTATTCCATACGACAGCACAAGCTATGACAGTCAACCGTATGATGCTAGCTTGAATGCTCCGCAGATACCTGACTATCTGACTATTAATCGATCTGCGCTTGATCGCAATGCATGGAGTCGCAGCAACCGTTGGTTCCACATTGATGTGATCCGAGCCACAGCAGTTTACAATAACCAGGTACTAAACTTAGACAATATTCTTCGTGCTAAAAGACCAATTATTGAATTTCGTGCCAATATTGATCTGTATAATTTTGGAACTGAAGCAAAACAACCAGTTAATATAATTGACTTCTCTTCTACTGATGCTCTTAGTAACATCAACGGGCAACTTGGCTATAGCACTGATGGATATACATTTATCAATGGTAGCCGTGTAATTTTTGCAGCAGATACAGATCCTAATGTAAGAAATAATATCTATGAAGTACAGTTTATTGATCCAGATAATTCTGGAACATTAATAATTGATCTCACACTAGCTGACCAGGGTCATGTATTAAAAGACCAGACTATTGTTTGTTTAAGTGGAATTACCCAGCAAGGGTTAAGCTATTGGTTTGATGGTGATAACTGGATACCAGCACAGCAAAAAACTCAAGTGAATCAAGCACCACTGTTTGATATATTTGATAACAACGGTATTAGTTTTGGAAATCGTGCAGTATATCCTAGCACTACTTTTACAGGCAGTAAGTTGTTTGGCTACGCCCTTGGAACCGTACAAATAAATGACGAAGTTCTTGGTATTCCATTAAGATATTTAAATATTGATAATGTTGGAGATATTGTATTTCAAAATTATCTTTATACGGATAATTTTATCTACGTAAGAGACAATGTAAGTTATACCGAATCAGTCAGTTCCGGATTTGTTCGTCAATACATTGATCGAGTTAGCTTTATTAATTTCATCGGATGGCAAACCGCTGCGGCCGAAAGTCGCAGCCGTCAAGTGTTCAGATTTGTATACGACGGAACTACACTAGTTTTAGATGTCCCGTTGGATACCAATACAGTTTTTGCCCCCTTACAAATATATGCCGAGGGACTGTTTATTGATCCCACAGGTTATGTTTATGAAGTTACTGAAACACAAACTATAATAACAATTCTCCAACCAACTGTTGATCCTATACCACCTGGTACTATAATTGAAGTACAGGCATATAGTAATCAAGCTAGCACAGTTGGATTTTATCAAGTTCCACAAAATCTTGAAAACAATCCATTAAATGAAAATAGTGATATATTTACATTAGGTACAATTCGTACACACTACCAAAGTATTGGTCAAAATTTAAGAACAATTCAAGGCACAATAGTAGGAGCTAATAATACTCGCGACCTAGGCGATATACTACGCTACGGTTCTACTATAGTACAAAATTCTGCGCCTATTACGCTAACAGGTGTATTTTTACGACAACAGCAATTCGAAGTAATATCAGCTATAGAATTTAACAGTAGAGAGTACGCCAAGTACAAAGCTTTCATGTTGGATCTTGTAACACAAGGAGATTATCAGGGATTATCTCCAACCGAAATACTTGATATAGTTCTACAAGAAATAAGTCTTGGACGCAGTAATATCAGCCCATTCTATTGGAGCGATATGTTACCTGCTGGCGAAACTTATACAGAAAATACATACACATATTCTGTTACCAGTACCCCTACATTTGACACTATCCAAACATACGATTTTACCGCATCAAACTATCTAGGGTTACTAGTATTCTTAAACGGAGTCTTATTAACTAAGAATTACGAATATACAGTAGCATCAGATTCTCCTACTCTTACTATTACTGTACCATTGACAACAGGAGATGTTATTGGGATCAGAGAATATCCGACTACTTACGGAAGTTATGTTCCAAATACTCCTACTAAGCTGGGTCTGTATCCTGCCTATCGCCCGGCAATTTATGTTGATAATACATATATCACTCCTCGAGTTGTTATACGAGGACATGATGGCTCTATTACTTTAGCATTCCAGGATTTTAGAGATCAGGTATTATTAGAATTTGAAACCAGAATATTTGATAATTTAAAAATTGTATCTCCAATCCCCTTGTCTACAGTAGATGTGGTCCCGGGACAATTCAGAACTACTGAATATGATTTAAGTCAGATAAACAACATCCTAAGTGAAGATTTTCTCAGCTGGGTAGGATGGAATAAACTTGATTATACAGCACAAACATATTTGCCTAATGATCCATTTACCTACAACTATGCACAAAGCAGCGACCGTTTAACTGGTCAGCCAGTTTCTGCCGCAGCCTGGCGCGGCCTTTACAATTATTTTTACGACACTTATACCCCAGATACAACTCCGTGGGAAATGTTAGGATTAAGTCAGAAACCTATATGGTGGGAAGAAGAGTATGGCCCAGGCCCATATACCAGCGGAAACACAGTTCTTTGGGACGACTTGGCGGCTGGATTAATTAAAGATCCTATAAATCCTTATGTTAATCCTCGATATGCAAGACCGCAGTTATTGCAAGTACTTCCAGTTGGGTCAGAAGGTGAACTTCTTAATCCATTGGCTGCAGTAATTGGTAATTATGATGCCAACAGCTTCCGTCGTAGTTGGGTATTTGGCGACGATGGCCCTGTAGAAAACGCATGGCGTACCAGTAGCGCCTGGCCGTTTG